TCAAAATCGTGTGGGGTAGCCCCCCGTGTGGGTTCGACTCCCACCATCGGCATCCTTGGAATTCGATAGCCCACGATCGAAAATCGTGAAACCCTTGATACGACCGCGTTTGCGGTCGTTTTTCATTTTCAGGAAATCCCGAAAAAAACGATAGAATCCGAAAAAATTTTGCACGAATTTTGCACGGCTATTTTGCATGATATAGATCATCCATGATTTGATCGAGGAGCATATTTTCCGCTTGTTCCAGCTCGTCCAAAATGTGCGAGTAGGTCTGCAATGTGATCCCTATATCCTTATGGCCAAGACGCTTTGAGATATATTTGATGTTCGCTTTCCGGTATAACAGCATCGAAGCGTGCGTATGTCTCAAGGAATGCATCGTCACCTCTTTTAAACCAAGTTTTCTACACAGCGTTTTTAGTGTTTTGTTAACAGCGTTATTGGACACTAACTCCATCTTCGTGTTCACAAAAACAAGATTTTTCTCGTTCCTCAATCCTGTTTTCATAGCCACCTCATTCTGTGCTTTCCGCAGTTCTTTCAATATTTTGCAGGTGTCTTCATCGATCTTTATGGTTCGCTTCGATGAATAGGTTTTCGTATCGGCGAAATCATTCGTAAATTTATAGTCCCAAGTCTTGTTGATCGTCACCATTCTGTTTTTGAAATCAATGCAGTCCCATGTGAGCCCTAATATTTCCGAAAAACGTGCGCCAGTTGCCAGGGCGAAGAGGATAATATACCGTGAAATATATTTCGGGCGCATATCTTTTTTGATTTCAGCAATTAATTGTTTCGCCTCTTGATAATTTAAATATTTCAGTTCCTCGTCTTTCCCTTTTTTCTTCCCTTTAACCACAACTTTGTAGGTAGGGTCGCGAATGATAACTCCTTCTTCGATAGCAGCTTTAATGCATTCCTTGATGTAAGTATGACGTTTTTTGACGGTTTCAGTCGTTCTCGTTTCCGCTATTTCATTAATAAACTTTTGGTACATATCCCTTGTGAGTTCTTTCATCTTTACGCCTGCAAAGTATTCCTCGACTAGCTGAACGGAGTATTCTACATTTTTATCATGCTCTGGACTGTGTTTCCCCTTTTTGTACAGCTCGAACCAATTCCGCATATATTCAGGGAAAAGCTGATCCCCCGCGTTGATGTCGTATCCTTTGTGTAGCTGTTTCTCCAATTCAGCGGCCGCAAGCTCCGCCTCCTTTTTGGTGCGAAAACCGCCTTTCGTTTTCGTTTTGTATTTCCCATTCTCCTTATACGAAACGCGATAGCGCCAGCCGCTCTTGGTTTTTTGAATGCTAGCCATGTTCTCTCCTCCCTTTGCAGAAGTGCAGAATGTATGTTTGGTTCAGTGGTCAAAATTTTTTAGATGCACCACCTCCTTGGGGATGCCATACGCCGCGGCGGCCTCATAAATGGTTGCATCAGTGCCGCGGTATGTATAGAGAACATCATCCGACAGAAGCAATTCCACCGCAAACTCATTCGCTTCCCTTTCCACTTTGTCCATACAGAAAAGTGTGTTTTTTCGCAAAAATGAAGTGCTAAGTTCGGGATGCAAAACCGCATGCCCCAGCTCGTGCGCGCAAACGAAGCGTTGCGTTGGCTCGTCCAACTCTGAATTGATATGAATGATCTGAATCCGACGGAACGTATGATGATACCCGTATATCCCGCCCAGCGGCTCAAACAACAGCACAATGCCTTTCTGTGATGCGATCTCAAAGGGGTTGTTCGTGCCGTGCTTTCGGATCATCTTCTCTACAATTTGTTTGATCTTTTCAGCCATAGCGAACCCCCTGGAGATGGTTATTCTTTTCGATATTTCTTCGGCGTGAATTTTTGCTTTGCGATGCGCTTGGCGAGGCGGAGAGAGTTTTCCAAAGATGCGATCAGCAGTTCCCGATCCTCTTCATCGAGTTCGTCGATGTCCACTCCGCCGAATGCGGCGAAACCGCTTCCTGTTTTGAGTCCTTTGATGATCTTTTCCAGCTCCTTTTGGATGTCGCGCTCGTCTTTATCCGTTAGGGTAGGTAGATGTTCTTTAGTATCGTCAGCGATATATCCGGCGGCTTGCATTAGATCCTCATAAGTAATTCCGTTGTGAGCGTGATCCGCTAACTTTTTTATTGTCTGAGGTGTGGGAGGGCTGTCTAATAAGCATCTGAGTAACCTTGATATATGAGCGGATGTAACACCTGATTTTTGAGCATAGTGGTTTATTGACCTATTCCCTTTTGCCTTTTCCAGTAGCTCTGCGAATCTTTGCTTATCAAAAGACATGTATCTAACCTCCATTTTTTTGTTGTCTAAAATCAATGTTATATCTATATTCTGTTGTTTGTAAACAACGAAAAGTAAAAAATCATAAAAAAGTATTGACTGTATGTAATAATAGATGTTATATTTTACATGAAAACAATATTGACTACATACAACACTCGGAAGGGAGTGATAAAGTGTACGTTAACAAAGACAAGGTGAAAGTATTAATGGAAGAAAGAGCAAATGGGAGATATCGCAAATTCGCTAGAATGCTGAATCTTGATGTTGCCCATTTGTACAGGGTTCTAAATTCCAAGAGTATGGCAGGACCAAAGTTTTTAGGAAGACTTAAAAAGTATTGCGATGAAAATGGTTTAGACTTTGAAGAGTATATTTTTTTAGATGATCCGTTACATGCAGTCAATGATAATTGGAAGGGAGAAGGGAAATGAACCCGCAAGTTTTCACTTATGGTGAAACACAGGTTAGAACAATCATCAAAAACGGTGAAGTTTGGTTTATCGCAAAAGATGTGTGCAGTGTTCTCGATATCAAAAACAGTCGCGATGCCTTAGGGAGATTAGATGAAGACGAAAAGGGTGTAGTTTTAACCGACACCCTTGGAGGAAAACAACAAATGTTGTGTGTCAATGAAGCTGGACTTTACAACTTGGTTTTGAGAAGTCGTAAACCCGAAGCAAAGCAGTTCAAGCGTTGGGTGACACATGAAGTCCTCCCAACCATCCGCAAAACGGGCGGCTATGTCTCAAACGATGAAATGTTCATCAATACGTATCTTCCTTTTGCCGATGAGCAGACCAAGATGATGTTTCGTGGCGTGCTTGAAACCGTGCGTCGGCAAAATGAACGGATCGCGGCGATGAAGCCGAAAGCAGACTATTTTGACGCCTTAGTTGATCGGAATCTACTCACCAACTTTAGAGACACAGCCAAAGAACTTGAGGTGAAAGAACGGTATTTCATTGAATGGCTCCTCGATAACAAATTTGTCTACAGAGATCAAAAAGGAAAATTGAAACCATATGCGCAGTATGTGCCAGAACTATTCAAACTGAAAGAATTCGCTCGAAACGGGAAGGCCGATGTGCAAACGTTGATTACTCCACGCGGGAAAGAAACATTTCGGTTGTTGCTAAAGAAAGAACAAACGGCGTGAAGGAGGGGGAGGCGATGAAAGTCTGGTGGTCGATGCAAGACCTGAAAGAGCGCACCGGATACAGCGAGGATTGGCTGAAGGAGCACATCCTGCTCCATCCTCGCTACAAACCGATGCTTGACATTGAAAATGGAGGTTTTGTGTACTACCCGGAACGGAAAGGCGAACGTTGGTGTTTCATCGCATCGCGTATGGAGGAGTTTTTGGAGAAGCATTTCAAAGACATTTTTCTGAAAAAGGGGGAAGCATCATATGCAAATCAAAAACATCTCGCTCGATGAGTTGCCCAGCGGCGTCAGAAAAGTAGCAGATCGGGCGTTCGTTGAATGGAAAGTCAGAAATGTCTTTCGAGTCACTGAATTGGATTTCGGTGACGGCCGGGTGTACTACGAGATCAGCGCGATCAGTGACAGCTTCATTTTTGAGCTGAGTGTCAGCGAACTGGGAGTTGAACACGTCAACCGCATCGGAGTGGATACGGTTCGCGACGCGATCAAAGCGCATCCAGAACGCTTCGGCCTCGAGTGAAACGGAGGTGAAAAACATGAACATGGAATGCCCACGTTGTGGCGCAGAAGCTCGTTGGGAAGTAGTGGAAATCGTTGAGGGGAAAGGGTACGTTTGGGAAGCAGAATGCGATGAGTGCGGTTGGGAGGATAGCAAATACGAGTTTTGAACCTCGAATGAGTCGATTCAACCTTGAGAGAAAAAAAGGGGAAGGGCAAAGAGGGCGGCTCACCTTCTTTGCCAACTACTCCTTAGTGCCTATCCTCAGGCGCAGGATATTGTCCTGTTTTCTCAAACTTCCTCATGTTTTGGCCAAAGGTTGTCCTGTCTCCTGCGTCTGAATATGGGCGTTAAGGGAAGGGGGTGATTCGTTGCGGCATGATGACAAAACAAAAGTGCGTATCCGCATAGGGCAACTTCTAAACATATGCCGCAAATGTCCGTATGGAGGTCTTCGCAACAGCAGTCGATATGTACAGCAATGTGAAACATGCGATGTCTATAAAGAAATGCGGACGCTTGGAGAGTGGCTTATCAATGATGTCAGTCAGCGCCCGAAAGACAAGAGGATCAAGAAATGGACAGAGGAAGAACGACGGATACTGCTCGACAATATTCATTTACCGGTCAGAACGTTGTCAGAGATGCTCAACCGTACAATACCATCAGTTAGAAATCAAATCGACCTTCTAAAGAGAAAGGGGCTGTTATAAATGGCTGTGGAAAATCCGATGACGCTGAACGTGAAATGGGAAGAGCCGAGAGTGATCGGCGAATGTGCCGGATGCTTCGCTGATATTGTCGAGGGCGAAGGATACATTGAGTTTCCAGACGGCCTTCTCGTACATTACGACCGTTCATGCGCAATGAACTTTTGCCTAGAACATGGCGAATTGAAACATTTTTAAAGGGCTCACTCAGCTTCCAAAAAGGAGAGAACTGCATGAAGTTGTACGAATTAGCAGCCAACTATGCCGAGTTGCTGAATATGGCTGAAGAGATGGATTCAGAAGCGATAGTAGACACATTAGAGGCCATCCGCGATGAAATCGAACTCAAAGCCGAGAACATCGCGAAGCTGATCCGGAATCTCGAAGCGGATGCCCGAGCGATTCGAGAGGAAGAAAAACGGCTGAACGAAAAGCGGACGGCTATTGAGAATAAGGTGAAACGGCTAAAAACGTATTTGTTCGAGCAGTTGGAACACGCTGGAATCCAAAAGATTAAGCGCCCAACCATCACGATTTACATCCAGGACAATCCGCCGTACGTAGACGTTGTGGATATGTCGGCGATTCCGGCAGAATTTTTGAAACAAAAAGTTGAGGTAGACAAAAAAAGCATTTTGGAACGGATCAAAAACGGCGAGCGAATTCCAGGCGTTGAGCTGAAACAAGAAAAAGGAGTGAGAATTCGATGACGAAAACAGCCGAACAACCGAAACCGCTCAATATCTATCAGAAACTCGTTGAAATTAGAAAAACGGTCGATGTGTTCGTAAAAGATTCGCAGGGGTACGGCTATCGTTATGTATCCGGCGCGCAGGTGCTGAAAAAGATTCGAGAAAAAATGGACGAATTGGGCGTGTTGCTCGTCCCAATCGTCCTCAACCAAAACCATTCCATGTTCAATTATACCGTATATGATCGCGAAAATAAACGCGAACGGCCAAAAACAGACTTTGTTGTCACTGGCGATATGAAATATGTATGGATCAACGCCGACGATCCGAGTGATCGTATTGAAATTCCTTGGCAGTATATGGGGCAACAGGACGACATTTCAAAAGCATTTGGCAGTGCGTTGACGTATACGGAGAGATACTTCCTTATGAAGTTTTTCAGTGTTCCGACTGACGAGGACGATCCCGATGCGAGAGATACAGCAAAACAAAACGGCAAGATTGACAAAAAGGAAAACGGGAAAAACAAAAAAGCGAGCAAAAACCAATTGGATTACATTGATGCGCTCATTTCGCGCCGAGTGACAGCGGATTGGACGAAAGAAATGTTGTACGAAAAGCTGAAAGAAACGATGGGTGTCGATAAAGAACCGTCTGAATGGACAGTCGAGGAAGCAAGCAAAGCCATCTCGATCATAACGGGGCGGTTCGAATGAAAACATGGTTGAAACGGTTCGGGGAAGCGTATTATCGCTTCCTCGAAACCGATGAGGATGCGGATACGATTTTAAGAGAAACGAAGCTGGGGTGGCTTCCCTACGCCGTCTCTGGCGCGATTCTCGCTTTGATTCTCATGGGAGATTATCTCTTTTAAACGCGGAGTGAGTATGTTTGGCTGCAAAAAAGAAGAAAGAGCGGATTCAAAAGGCATTTAAAGAAGGGCTCGAATATCAAGTGGCTTTGCCGTTTTGCTACACGTGGATGGCTAGAACAGTGAAGGAATATGAAGCATATGCGAAGGGGTACGTACGGATCACACATCCCCAATTCAAGGTGATAGACGTTGATATAAACAAACGGATAGCTATTTGCATTCAAGAAAGGCCAGAGGGGGATTCGAAATGAGCAAACTTCTTCTTGATGAAAAGCCGCTCGTGATATTGCCGTCATTGGCTAAAGAAATCGGGCTAAACGAGGCGATCGTCTTACAGCAGTTGCATTACTGGCTACAAGAGAGCAACAACGAACGTGATGGACATAGATGGGTTTACAACACATACGAAGATTGGCAGAAGCAATTTCCATTTTGGTCAATTAGGACAATCAGGAGAACAATCAAAAACCTAGAAAATAAAGGGATTGTCATATCAGACTACTTGAATTCGATGAAGATTGATAAAACGAAATGGTATCGAATCGATTATGAACGATTGGAAGAAATTGTGTCAGAAGAAAACGATATGTGGCCAGACCATGTGGCCAAAATGGCCAGTCGAGATGGCCAAAATGGCCACATCCATATGGCCAAAATGGCCACACCAATAACCAGAGAATACACAGAGAATACAACAGATATAAAAGATGATGATAAGGACGAGACGATGAATGACTTATCGGAGGAAACGACAGAGAATGAACGTGAAACCGAATGCAATCCTGTTACCGAATTCGAGAAAGCATTTGGTTATCTACCGCCTTCTATTTTGCAACAAGAATTTGAACAGGTCATTGAGAACGGACAATTTCAAGAGCCGGAAGCGATCATCGTCGAAGCGATCCGATTGGCGCGGAAACAAATGCCGCGCAATCCGGCACGCTACATTTCTAGCATTCTACGAAACTTCGAATTCATGGGGCTGTTCACTCTTGGGGACGTAAAAGAGTACAACGAAATGTTCGAGCAAAAGAGGAAACAGGCACCGCGCCGCCGGAAATCACCGACGGAAATCAACTGGGACGAACTCTAACCAAAGGGGGGAGAACCGGCGTGACAAGAGAGCAAGTGAAACACGTCATGAAGCTCATTTCATTCGTCTATTCAAACTTCGAGGTATCGAAAGAGAAAGTAGACATTTGGTACGACTTGTTGGCGGACGAACCGTTCGACTTGGTGCTGTCCAACGCAAAGCGACATGCCAAGGAAAAGACCTATCCGCCTACGATCGCCGAACTTTGCCATAGAGAGGAACGGCCGGCTTATTATGAGCTGTATGTTCACAACATGAACGCCGGAGAGGACTGGACACAATGAGTGTCGAGGCAGAAAAAGCAGTGTTAGGGATATTTCTTGAATGTCCCTACCTGCTCAAAGAAACGGTTCTGACCGAAACGCATTTCAGCGATCCGAAGCACCGGAAGCTGTTCGCCGCCATGAAGCGGATCGCACAGCAGGGAGACGAACCGGATATTGTGACGCTTTCCACGACAGAAGATGTGGCTGACTTTGGCGGCCTCTCCTATCTCAATGAAGTATCCGCCTTTGCAAACGAAACGAAATTCGACCAATACGAGGCGTTGGTTCTTGACGAATGGAAAGAGCGTGAGAAGCGGCGGATTCTTGTTGTGGCGGCGCAGGAAAATTGGGATGTTGACAAGATCACAACCGCGCTGACTCGTTTAAACGAAGGGAGGATCACCGACCATCATGACATCAATGATTTGCTACAAGAGGTAGCCGAAGCGCCGTGGGTGCCGACCGAGCGGAAAAGGGGTGCGCCGTCGGGCATTAGCGAGCTTGACAAAATGCTGAACGGTTTCAACGATGGCGATTCGATCATTTTGGCAGCGCGACCGTCCATGGGGAAGACCGACTTCATGATCCATTTCGCGAAGAGCGTCGGATGGCACGGGTACTTGCCTATCGTGTTTTCGCTTGAAATGGCGGCCGACAAAATACGCGACCGACTCATCGGTTCGATTGGCGGATTCAATCGGATGAAGTTGCGAAATCCGTATCACGATTTGTCAGAAGAACAGAAGCGCATGTGGATCGAAGTCATTGGGAAGGCATCCGAAACACACATGCAAATCTTTGATGGCGCCGGACAGAGCATTGCGGATATTCGTTCGAAAATCAGAAAGTCCATCAATCGATTTCCAGACAGAAAGCCTGTCGTGTTCATTGATTATCTCACATTGATACGGCCGGAACGATATTACGGCGGAAACATGCATTTGCAAGTCACCGAGATTTCCAGAGCGATCAAGGAGACGGCAAAAGAATTCAGTTGTCCAATCATCACACTGGCGCAATTGTCGCGGGATGTAGAGAAACGAAGCGACAAGAGACCGTTGATGTCGGACATCAGAGAGTCGGGAAGCATTGAGCAAGACGCGGACGTGGTGATCTTTCTATACCGCGACAGCTATTACAACACCGAAGCTGATCCCCGCGTAGCGGAAGTCATTGTGGCCAAGAGCCGCAACGGGGCGGTTGGGACGGTTCGTGTTTCGTATAACCGGAACACGGGGGTGATTCAAGATTTATACCGTTCATGAACTGATGAAAGAAGCCATTCGTGACGAAGCCGCTTCTCTTATCTATACGCTTCACTATTTTTTGTCCGCAGGACGGATACGGCGCGACAGCACGATGGATGAACTCGAAGCGGCTATGGAAAGCGTGGCTGAAGAAGATACACGCACCATCGCGCGTCTTATTGAAGAAAACCCTTTGAAGGTGTACGAAATTCGCGTCTTTTCATTGAAAATCGGGCAGGGGCGATTTGCCTTTGTGTTTGCCGCAAATGAAGAAGAAGCAAAATCGTTTGTTCGGCACAAATACGGCATAGAACCGAAAAACTGTTTTCAATATCCGATAGATTTTCCTGTTTCGATTGGCAATCGCTTCACAACTTTTCGAGAGATGGCAAGAGCGAAGAATTCGTTTCCGTCACTGGCAGGATTTTATCAAAAGGAGGTGAGGGAGTGAGTTTCAAGGAATGTCGAGCCGTTCCCAAGAAAGTTCCGGAGAAGCGGAGAAAACGGAAAGCACCTTCGTCAAAAACGAGAGGAAGCATTAGCAAAACCGAGTACAATCGCATGATCGAAGTGTTTGGCTGTCGTTGCATGATGTGCGGTGATCCGCGAATTGAGGCGCACCATGTCCGTTTCCGTTCTCAAGGCGGGAGGGGGAAGTGGAGAAACCTTGCTCCCTTATGCCACTGCTGTCATCAAGCTGTTCACCAGAATCGGGCGTTGGCGGAAAGGCTGATGGCGATGAGGGAAGACATGTTTGGGAAATGGTACTGGGCGGACGAATACGACTTGTATGAAAACGGGCTAATCAAAGAACCGCTAAAGGAAAACTTCGAAGACTTTATGAGGAGAGAGGAAAATGAAGAAGTGGTACGTCATTGTACAGGAAAAGAAATCGGTGGATGGTGAGTGTTTGATAGAGATCAAAACCATAGAGAGCCGACCAAAAAAATTTGCGTATGTTGTGTTTGCCGAGAAATAGAAAGCGAGGGATTGTCATGATTAACCGCGTCATTTTGACAGGACGGCTGACGGACGATCCGCAGTTTCGGTATACGCCAAGCGGAGTGGCTGTTGTCACATTCACACTGGCCGTTACCCGTCCGTTTGCGAATCAAAACGGGGTGCGGGAAGCTGATTTTATTCGTTGCGTCGCATGGCGAAAACAGGCGGAGAACATCGCAAACTACTTGAAGAAAGGAAGTATGGTCGGGATCGACGGGCGATTGGAAACGGGCAGCTATGAACGGAACGGACGGAGGACGTATTATACGCAGGTCGTGGTGGATACGGCAACATTTCTGGAGCCGCGCAACGCTTCGAATTCGGGCAGGAAACAGAGAGGGGATAGGGACACATTCGAACAAGAGAAAAACGCCTCTAGGAAAGCGAGAGAAGCGTTTATGAAGCCGTCAGAAGAGCAGAGATGGTTTGATGATCCTTTTGCTGATAACGGGGAGCCGATCGAAATAAACGATGACGATTTGCCGTTTTGACGAAAGGGATGGTAGAGGGTGAAGGGAACGGATAGAAAATGGTTCGATGGCGAAACGTCAATAGAGCCAGGAGATTGGGTGTATTGCGTCAGCGTAAATAGCGCGTATTGTGGATGGTTAGGTTACGTCGAGTGGGTTAGACCGCCCGTAGGAATGGTTCAGTTCACTCTTAACCACGATGAAAAGCCTGTTCGGAAAAGAAAACAAATGTTGCTTCGACAATTGGCGCTTGTGGATCAATGGGAACTGACGAGGGAGAACATCGATGACATGGTGAACATCGCATTGGACACGAGCGATCAAGAATGGTTCGAACAACTGATAACAATGAGAAACGAGAAAGAAAGGGAGGAACAAAAATGGAGAAAGTGAATAAGCGGATGCGGCCAGTCGATTTGTTCGAATTGGAACTTATCGCTCCTGTGGAAAGCCGATTTGATATTGATTGATGGAGGGAACGAAAATGGGTTCACTCTACCGCTATTTTCAAAAATCAGAAGTCGAAAGGGAGATGAAGAGGCACAACGCGATCCAGCAGTTGCGGCAAATGGGGATCAATGAATTTAAAGGGCAGCGAATAGACGAATTCGATTACGAGGAACTGAAATGGATTTTGGCAGTTGAGCGAGCGAAGCGGGATGAATAATCGAGGGGGAAAAGAAGCATGGAACTACGTGAACTTTTTGAGGTACAAGGAGAATTGGATGCGCATATTGAGAAGATTCACCCACGCAAAGAAGGCGAAAAACGGTTGGAAGAAAAGATTTTGGCGTTGCAAACAGAACTGGGGGAGATCGCGAACGAATGGCGGCAATTCAAGTTTTGGTCGAATGATCGAGAACCAAGAACAGAACGGCTTCTTGAGGAATATGTTGACGGTTTTCATTTCGTCCTGTCTATTGGTCTTGAAGAATCGAAACGATATGGTCAGTCGGTGCCAATTCGACTTGGTTTGCCGGATGAACTGACGTCAATTTGCTATGAAACGACGATTCAGCAATTTAATTACCTGTTCTTTGAAATCGGACGACTGTACGACAGCGTAACGCTTCACGAAGTTGCGGCGGATACAGAAGTGGAAGAAGCCTATGAAAATATCATCCGCATGTTCATAGGGCTTGGCGAAAAACTAGGGTTTACGGAAAAGGAAATTGCCGAAGCGTACATGAAGAAAAACATGATTAATCACGAGAGACAGAAAAACGGATATTGAGGTGTTGTGAAATATGGCGACGATAGAACGGGAAAGGGATTTTTCGGAAATTGCAAATGAAATTATCGAGCGTTTCAGACCAATCAGCATGGGTTTTTCAGAAATTGTAAACAAAATCATCAAGGATGTGAAACCAATCATTTCAGAAATGTATGAACTCTATAAAAGAGGTGTAGTCATGCAATTTGAAAGATTCGTCGGCATCGATCCATCTTTACGGACGGGCTTTGTAGCGTTATCTCCGTTTGGGGAAGTGATTGAGGCGAAAGAGATTGAGAGAGAGGGAGACGACCCGGCGAGGATGAGCGAACTGATCCAAGCCGTAGTCGATTCGGTGCATGATACGGATTTTGTCGCGATCGAAGGGTTTGGATACGCGAGCCAGCGTGGATTCCTTTTAGGCGGCATTGGATGGGGGATGCGAATGGAGCTGTACAGACGAGGCATTCCATATATCGATGTCGCCCCGTCTCTTTTGAAAAAGTTTGCCGGAGCGAAAGGAAACGCGAATAAAGAGAAGGTCGTGCTTGAGGTGTACAAACGATGGGGATTTGAAAACAACTCGAATAACGTTATAGATGCGTTCGTATTGGCGCAAATCGCTAGAGCAGCCAAAACCGAAACGAAGCTCATTCAAGCACAGAAGGAAGTATTGAACAAAATTTTGAAGGAGAGGAAATGAAGTTGACAAAACAATCGCATGAAGACGTGCGCCCCGACTATTACAAGGTAGGGGGCATCGAGCCTATCGAGTATATGAAGGCGAAAATGACGCCGGAACAGTTCGAAGGATTTTGTTTAGGGAACGTATACAAATACACCGGACGTTACCTTTACAAAGGCGGATTGACGGACTTGAAAAAGGCAAAATACTACCTTGAGCGTTTGATCGAAACAAAGGAGGAGCTCGATGAACGAAGCGACGGATAAGGAGTTTGAAGAATATACACGGCTACACAGTCGCTATATTCAGCAGATTCAGTTTTACGAAGAGCGTATGGATGAACTGACGCCCTACGAGTTGTCACAAATGGAATATCTCTATACAAAACTGGAGAATGTCGCCTGGAAGATTGCCGGATGGTACAAGAAACGCGCGAAATACCATGAAGGGATGGCGGAAATCGCACAAGGCCAACATTACCGTAAGGAGCGCGAAAAGTCATCAGCGACCGACGCCCAACATTACAGCCGGATCGCCAAGGGAACACAGTTGAAAATCGCCGGACAGTATGAAGGTGATTTCATCACGTGGCGCGGGATCGCTGGAACATACGAGCGAGCCGCGAATGCGATTAAGGACATGATTAAGTCCATAACGACAGAGGAATAGAGGGTGGGGTTATGAAGCAATATTTGGACTTGTTGCGCGACATTCTTAAAAACGGCATTGAAAAAGAAGACCGGACGGGAACGGGAACGATTTCTGTGTTCGGACGTCAGTTGCGCTTCGACTTGCAAAAAGGCTTCCCGTTGCTGACGACGAAGAAACTTCATATTCGCTCGATCATCTATGAATTGCTGTGGTTTTTGCGCGGTGATACGAATATCCGTTTCTTAAACGAGAACGGCGTGACGATTTGGGATGAATGGGCGGATGAAAACGGCGACCTAGGGCGCATTTACGGCGCCCAATGGCGCGCTTGGAGAACAGCAGACGGTGGAACAATCGACCAAATCACGAGAGTCGTCGAGGAAATCAAGCACAACCCGAATTCGCGGCGGTTGCTTGTGAGCGCGTGGAACGTGGCAGAGTTGGGGGAAATGAAGTTGCCCCCATGTCATTACGCCTTTCAGTTTTACGTCGCGAATGGCCGGTTGTCATGCATGTGGCAACAGCGTTCTGTCGATACATTTCTAGGATTGCCGTTTAACATCGCTAGCTATGCGCTGTTGACACATATGGTTGCCCAACAATGCGGTTTGGATGTCGGAGAATTGATTTTCAGCGGCGGGGACGTCCATTTGTACAAAAACCATCTGGAGCAAGCCAAACTGCAATTGACTAGAGAACCGAGACCGCTGCCGAAACTCATCATCAAGCGAAAACCGGATTCGATTTTTGACTATCGCTATGAAGATTTCGAGTTCGTCGGATACGATCCACATCCGGCGATCAAAGCCCCGATTTCTGTATAAAGGAGGGCATGCCATGACCGCTGTAAAAATCGAAAAAGGCGTTGCTCAATATATCGAACATAACCTTTATTACTACTTCGAATATGTGCGCGACATTCAACGTTTAAAGAAAGATATTCTGTTCGGTCGGGCGAATTACGATGAGAATGTCGGGGGAGGGCGCGGCAATCTCCCTTCGCGCCCAACCGAGCGCCGGACAATTGAACTGATTACCCACAGACGTTTGGAGCGTTTGGAGCAAATCGTTCACGCGATTCAAACAGTATACGGATTGCTTTCGCCGGAAAAACAGAAAGCGGTACAGTTGAAGTATTGGTCAGGGAAGAACTACACGTGGGAGCAAGTGGCTAGGCAAATCAACGTGAGCGAACGGCAATTATATCGTTGGAGGGATCAGATCATTTATGACATTGCGAAGCTGTTGGGGGAGGTAAGATCATAAAATCCATAAGAAAAACACGTCAAAAACATGTCAGTTTTGGCACGTTTTTTTGTGATAAAATGATATTGGGCAAATAAATACCCTCAATACCCTCTACCATGTATGTGCGTGAGTGGAGCAGACTAACCGAGAAGAGCCCAACGAATCCCTTCCCCGCAAAGAGGCTGTCGCTGATTGAGCGGCGGCTTCTTTATTTTAGCGATGAGTACGAATGTCGGAATTTGACGAAAAAACGATGCAGGAAAATTCCTCCTTTTGTCGTATTGAGTAGCGAAGGGAGGATTTATCTCCCAATCTAGAATTAAAGGATTGGGGAGGTACTAATGGTAAAAAAAGGAGAGTAAAGATAGTTTTTGACTTTTATGAAGTAGTTGATAATTATACCAAAAAATCTTTAAAGGAAGTTCTTGACTATTTATCCACAGTACAAAATGGACCAGAAAAGACATTGGAAATTTTCGGTGAGGATGTACGTCTTGAAGAAATTGATTACGACAATGCAACTGGTAATTATAAAGCGAGCTTTGTGAAATTAAGACCAATGGAAAAAATCGGGATATATAGTTATACAGGCGGAAAAAGAGAAATTACATTGAATGACAATGAATATGTTGGTGAGGAAGTCTCGTTTTATTTTGATCCGTCGATGCATTTATTAGTCCTTCAAAGAAATAAGTACGGTATTTCGTCAACTGGTGCTGAGAAATATTTTCAACATTATGCGCAGGACGATAGGCTGGAGCTCCGGCCAATGTTTACTGAGGATACATACAAAAAACTGCTGAAACAAAAAGTTATTAGTGCAATTGAGACAAGTATTTCAATTCCATCTGATGGTATTCTAGAGGGCGAAGTTGAAGGTTGGGCTTTTGGAGATATCAAAAAGATTCGAGATCAATTAGGGGCTTTAAAAATAGGGGTCATTTTTACTGTGGAGGATTCAAGAAAATCCAAGCTTGATTTTAAAACAGCAGTCAAATTAATTAAGGAATTAAGGAATTTAAAAAATACAAATAAGTTGATTGCAAAGGTAAAAAAAGATGAAAATGCGAGATTAGAGGAATTAAATATGTTCAACGATTTAATTAGGATGACATATTGGAAAACAATTGAAATGGGCAAAACATTGTCAACATATGCGTTACAAGATATGGCTATGGAGGCATATAATGCTAAGAAAGAAGAGATTCAACAACTTTTTTTAAAGAACTAAAGGGTAGTGATGATGATTGAAAAAATTTAAAGGATGGTTCGAGAGATTTGGTCCAATAGTGCTTGCTCTAATTGTTTTTCTTACATTAATTATCTTTGATGTAAAACCAAACGTATTACCTAACTCACCTGATTTATTAAATGCTTCTATAAATGTAGGTGCAATATCTGTAGGATTCTTGGTTACTGTTGTCACTTTGATAATATCAATAAAAGATAATCCAAATCTAAAATATTTATCACAGTTAACCTATTCAGAAGGTAAGAGCTATTTGATCGTCCTTATCGGATATATCAAACACTCAATTGGTGTGTCATTTTTATTTGCGATAGTGTCTACATTTGCTTTGATGTTTAATGACAAAGAAATTAGCCCTCTCTATACTTGGTATTTTAGATTTTGGGGAGCAATTTCAGCCTTGTTTTTAGGCTCTCTCTATAGAATTGTAAAAATTTTATCTTTATTACTGACTGATTATTTAAAAGATAATAAATGAAATTTTTATAGGGTAGGGTTCTTCATTAGTAATTTCATATACAAATTACGGTTTATTGTTGAAAACATCGAGATTTGAAAGCTTAAATTTAAGCATCCTTCGGGGTGCTTTTTTATTTGGAGTTTATTTCACGCCGACACATATTAAGAAATAAAGTTGAAGGTGGTGAGTGAGTATGACAAGGAACAAAAGAGGACGACCAATAAAGCTTACTCCCGAATTGCAGGAAGAACTCGTGAAAGTGATTCGGGCAGGAAACTACATTGAAACGGCTTGTGCTTATGTGGGAATCAACAAAACAACATTTTATGATTGGCTAAAACGCGGCGCGCGGGAGAAAGAACGTCTAGCGAAGAACCCGAATGCGCGGCCGAAGAAAAGCGAACAGCCGTTTGTCGAGTTATCCAACGCAGTAGAAAAGGCACTGGCGCAAGCGGAGATACGAGATGTAGCGATCATCGGCAAGGCGGCGGAGGAAAATTGGCAGGCGGCCGCATGGCGTCTTGAGCGAAAGTTCCCCGAACGGTGGGGGCGCAAAGAGCGACTGACAGCAGACTTGAACCACTCGGGGCAGGTGTTGAATCATGGGCAATACGAAATCAGAGTGGAGCACAACATCGTCAGTGAACTTCTCGAAGACGAAGAAGCAAGGGAACTTATCAAGCGACTTATCCGAAAGCGCAATACTAATAAGCGAGATTCTGAATAATTTAGACGCGCTCGAAAAAGAGTTAGCCAAAGAAGATTACTCGGTCTATTTGGAATACACCCATTTTGGGCGCTATCGCCCGTCCCGACATTCGGATTTAATTTGCGATTATCTTATGAGAGTGGAACGGGGCGAAATCGACCGTCTCATGATATTCATGCCACCGCGTCATTCCAAGTCCATGACCGTCACCGAGACGTTCCCGTCATGGTTTATCGGGCGAAATCCGGACCGGCGAGTGATCGAAGTCTCCTACGGCGATTCATTGGCAAGGCGGTTCGGGAAAGCCAACCGTCAAAAGATCGAACTGTTTGGCGAGGAATTGTTTGGCATCCGTCTTTCAAGAGACGTCAATTCCGTGACGAGTTGGGACGTCGAAGGGCATCGCGGCGGGATGATTTCGGTCGGGATCGGCGGCGGGATCACCGGCCAAGGCGCGGACTTGCTCATCATTGACGACCCAATCAAAAACCGCAAAGAGGCGGACTCGCTCACGTATCGAAACATGCTGTGGAATGAGTGGCAAAACACGCTATCCACCCGTTTGCAACCCGGCGGACGGGTTATTTTAATTCTCACAAGATGGCACGAAGACGACCTTGCCGGACGGCTGCTCGAACACGAGCCGGAGCGGTGGACGGTGCTTTCACTTCCTGCGATTTGTGATTCCGAAAACGACTTGTTGGGACGGAAAATCGGCGAGCCGCTGTGGCCGGAGTACGGATTTGACGAGAAATGGGCGGAGGAAACGAAGAAATCAGTCGGATCGCGAACATGGAATGCGCTATATCAACAGCGCCCAACGCCCCCAAGCGGCGCAATCATTCACCGCTCGTGGTTCAAATATTACAAGCAAGCTCCTTCTCAAATGGACGAATATATCCAATCGTGGGATTTTGCGTTCAAGGATACCAACGACGGTTCGTTTGTTGTCGGACAGGTGTGGGGAAGAAAAGGAGCGGACAAATACCTGCTTGACCAAGTTCGTGCGAAGCTGTCTTTCACCGAGTCGATCCGCGCGATTGTCTCACTGACGTCCAAGTGGCCGCAGGCGCAGGCGAAACTCATCGAAGACCGCGCGAACGGGACGGCGATCATCAACGCGTTGCGGCATCAGATCAGCGGCATGTTGCCGGTTGTGCCGAACGGAACGAAAGTTGAGCGGCTGAATGCGGTGTCGCCGCAATTTGAAGCCGGAAACGTCTACATTCCGCATCCGAGCATCGCGCCGTGGGTGCATGATTACGTCGAGGAATTGGTGGCGTTCCCGAACGCGCCGACTGACGACCAAGTGGACGCCACGTCACAAGCGTTGCGATACCTCGACCGAACTGGAACGAAAGGAACAATCAAAGTCGACATCTTCTAACAGAAGGGAGGGAAACGGCATGGGGAAACAAGCAGTGGCCAAGGCATATGTGTTAAGCGACGGCGAAATCATCGAGGAAAGCACGCTCGAACGCTACGCGATCAAGCAGGGAGAATCGAGAGCCCTTCCCAGCGACCGTTTTGGCAGCGCGTATGGGGAATTGGGACTTGTTGAACCGCTGTACAATCTCGAAGCGCTGGCGCAACTGCTCGAACTCAACCCGTACCATTATCGGGCAGTCAAAACGAAAGCAAGAGATACCGCAGGGCTAGGATGGTATCTTGAGGCGAAAACGAACAGCCCAAGCGAACAACAGCGCGAGATCGCGATGCAATTTTTAGAGAACCCAAACCCGTACAAGACGCTGACCGACATCAATAACAACGTGATGGTGGACTACGACTCCATCGGCAACGGCTATTACGAAGTCATCCGAGACGAAGATGGAACGCTTGTCGGTCTGGAGCATATTCCAGCGCATACGGTTCGCGTCCATCAGGATATGAACCGCTACTGTCAAATCCGCGGAGCAAAGAAGGTGTGGTTTAAGCGGTTCGGCTTTGAAGACGATGTGGACTACATGACAGGCGAAATTGCCCCTGCCGGTTCAATTCCGGCCGAGCGGCGAGCGACGGAAATCATCCACGTCCACAATTACACAAGCCGGAGTGATTACTACGGTCTGCCGGACATTCTCCCTGCGTTAAGTGCGATTATTTCCGACCGAGAACGGGCGGAGTACAACATTAGTTTCTTTGAAAATCACGCCGTCCCTGCCTACGTCGTGACGGTGACAGGCGCGGAACTCGACGAGCAAACGAAGCAGTTGATCCGCCGTTACTTTCAGCAGGACATTAAGAAAAATCGCCACTCGACATTAGTGGTGACGGCGCAAAAGCCGCAGGGCGATTTCTCGGACACGCCGATCGAAATCAAGTTCCAAGCGTTGTCTGTGGAGACGAAGGAAGCAAGTTTCCGCATGTTGCGGGCGGACAACCGCGATGAAATCCTGTCCGCACATGGTGTCCCGCCTTATCGAGCCGGCATCGTCGTCGAAGGTTCGCTTGGTGGATCAACGGCGAGAGAATCCACCGAGATATACAAGCAATCGGTCATTGAGCCGCGACAAGACATGCTTGAGAATGTGATGAACCGATTGCTGTTGATTGGGCTAGGGGTGACGGACTGGCGTTTTCGTTTCAAGGACATCGACACGAAAGACACACAAGCGAAGATTGAGGAACTGCGCTTTTTGTTTGAGGTGGGCGCATACAGCCCGAACATGATTTTGCGCGAATTGGGCAGAGACCCGATTGACGATCCGAACCTAGACAGGCATTTCATTTTTGGGCAACCGCTCGACGCTTCGCAAGAGGAAACGAATGCGATATTGAATTCGCTGAAACAATTGCACGCCAAACTCATTGACATCGCCACGAAAGAGGGCGGTAAGCATGTGTGAAGTGTGCAAGCTGTTGGACATGGATCGCGAGCTTGTCGCGTTCCTTGTTGCACATGGAGCGCTTCCTGCAATCAAGGAACAGGATGAGCGGATCACCGAAATTGAAGAAAAATTGGCGCGCCGGTTGGTCAGCCTGCAAGTTGGGCTGGAAAGTATGTTCATCCAGCGGTTGCGCGAGCTTGGCTATATCCCGCTGTCGATTCTCGAACAGGAAACGTTTATCGCGGATATTCTTGATCCGATTTTCGCGGACATGGAGGAAGAGATCGCCGAAGCCGCTGTCGAAAGTGCGGTCGTGGCGAGGCAATTGACGTTTGAAGAAATTCTCGAACAGGGCTTGGAATTGGTGTTTACGGAATTCAGTGAACGCGTTCTCGAAGAGTTGCGAGAGCGCGTTTATGTGTTTTCGGAGGATACATTCCGGCGCATCAAGGGCGATTTCCGCGCTACGCTGGTTCACGGCTATGAAGAAGGAAAAGGGATTGACGACATCGCTGTGGATTTGCGCGCCGATTTTAAAGACTTGCGCGATCATCGACTGCAAACGATCGCTAGAACCGAAGTGCAGGGAGCGCAAAACGTCGGCATTTTTCAAACCATGCAAGATTACAACGTCAGGTATAAGCAGTGGCTGACGGTCAGGGACAGCCGAGTGAGGGGAAGAAACCCGAAAGACCGAGCCGATCATTACTCCCTGCACGGACAGGTGGTTCGGATGGATGAACGCTTCTCGAACGGGCTGATGCACCCGTTGGATCGCTCTGGGCCTATCGAGGAATGGATCAACTGCCGATGCCGATGCCGTCCATATATCCCGACAAAGGGCGAGCAAATCGTCCGGACGCCTTACTATCCGTAAAGGGGGTGATTTCATTCTAGGCGTGGCTCGTTTCATGAAGCGATTCCGAACAGAAAGGAGTGAGAGAATGAAACACGAACTCACCGCGCCAGTCACGCACAAGAACGAGGAGAAGCGGATTGTGTTTGGACCCGTTCTCGTTCCAAACGAGCCGGACAGCGACGGCGATGTCGTATCCGCTGAAAAGATAGAAGAAGTGGCGCACAAGTTTTTAGAGCAATACGGCAACATCGATTTGCAACACACGCTGAACAATGTCGGCAAGGTAGTGGAATCGTACATCTTGCCGTTTGACTGGAAGGTTGACGACGAGTTGACTGTCCCAAAAGGAAGTTGGATGATGGGTGTTCGTGTTCAGGATGAGGATGTCTGGCGGGCGGTGAAGGAAGGGAAACTGACCGGTTTTTCGATTATGGGCGTTCCGAAAGCGGCGTTGAAATCCAAAGAAGCGGCGAAACGCACGACGTTGGCGGATTTGGAACGCGCCGCCGGCGATTGGGTAGTCAATGCCGTTTCCCTTGTCGATGAGCCTGCCGTGCCGAAAGCCAAATTCATCGCGATCAAAAGCAAGGACAATCGAGAAGAAGCGGTGAAAAAGGCGATTCAAGGTTCGTTTGAATATATCAGCGAACTGTTGCGTGAAAAAGTCTATCAGACATTCGATAACGGCGCGTTTGATTCGTATGTCTATTCCATTTTCGAAGATTCCGTTGTGATCCGCGTCGATGATTTGTCAAGTGGCCAAAAACGATTCTTCCAAATCGGCTACACGATCAACGAGCAGGGAGACGTCGAGTTTGCCGGCGACCTGCAAGAGGTTCGCATCGTGGAGAACATCGTCCCTGTTGAATCCCCTTCGCCGCAAAGCGTCGCTGTGGCCGCGCAGGCGGCTCTAGGAGATGAGCAAAGCGGCTGGCAAGGGGTAACCCTTTCAAGTGAAGAAAAAAGCCCACAGCGGGCGAATAAAAGCCTTTTCGATAGATTCAAAGAAAAGCTGGGACTGAAACCGTCTGAAAAGGCAGGGCGGAAAATTTCCGATGCGAACTACGAGAAGCTGAAAGCCGCGAAGGAAGTCATCGATGAACTGTTGCGAATTGCCGAAGAAGAACGAGCAAACAAATCGAAAGAAGGTGATGACGAAGTGAAAGTCGAGGACGTTCAAAAAATGATCGATGATTCGTTGAAACCTGTAAATGACAAGCTGTCGGAAATCATGAGCACGCTGAAAGGAGCGGCGCTGGAGAACGAGCCGCAAGAACCGCAGACTGAAGACGATGACCTCGAAGGCGAAGCCGCTGCCAAAAGCGAAGACGACAGCTACAAAGAGAAATACGAACAAGTCATGAAACAGCTTGAAGAACTCAAACGGAAAATCCCGTTCTCGAAACGGCTGACGGGACAAGATGGCGCGGCGGAAAAATCGAAGCCGCAAGACGAATACGACCGCGACCCGTTTGGATTCAAGCGCAAATAAATGTCGGACAAAAAATAGAAAGGGAGTGTTGAATGTATGCTGACGAACGATATGCTTCTTGGAAAATTAGAAAACGTCTTAAAAGCCATTACGACGACTGACCTTGGTGCGTCGCGTTTAGCTCCAGCGAAGCAACAGCTTTTCGTACGGACGGTCTCCCAAGCGACGCGCATTTTGGATGAGGCGCGCCGGATTGACATGACGAGTCACACGCACGATATTGACCGCATCGCATTTGGCTCGCGAATTTTGCAGGCGGCAACGGAAGGAGAAGCACCGACTGGCGAAGCGAAGCCGGAATTCAGCACGAATAAATTGGAGTCGGTCGAAGTCATTGGTGTTTCGGGCATCACGGATTCGACCCTTGAGGATAACATCGAGCGCGAAGGGTTCGAAGATACGCTGATTCAATTGATCGCTGAACGTGTCGGCGTTGACCTTGAAGAACTGTTTCTAAACGGCGACAAAGCGAGCAGTGATCCGTTCTTGGCGAAAACAGACGGGTGGCTCAAGAAAGCGGCCAACCTTGTTCAAGGCACGACGGATTTTGATCCGACGAATGTCGAAGCGATGTTTGACGCCATGATCCACGCCGTGCCGAAGAAATACCTGCGCGACCGCTCCCAATGGCGTTTCTATGTGCATTGGGACATTGAAGACGCCTATCGTGACATTCTTCGCGCGCGTGGCACTGGGCTTGGCGATACGGCACAAACGACCGCCACGCAATTAGCCTACAAAGGCATTCCGGTCGTCGATTCGGCGAACATGCCTGCCGGAACGGCGCTTCTTGTTAATCCGGCGAACCTTGTCTACGGCATCTATCGTGACATTCGCATTGAGCCGGATCGCCAACCGAAAGCGCGCCGTACAGACTTCGTTACGACGTTGCGCGTCGATTGCCATTTTGAAGACGAAAACGCCGCTGTCGTTGGGCAAGGCTATACGGGCTGATGAGGTGAGGATGGATGAAAACACTGCGAGTGGTGAACAAAGGCCGGAAAACTCGATACCGTCTCGGTGTCGAGTTTCCGCCTAACAAAACGGTTGAACTTACTGTCGGAAACCGCGAATACCTGACCGTGAAAGCGGTGCGGGACTTTGAAGTGGAGATCATCGAGAAAGATGACAAAAGCGGAGCAAAGGATAGTCATGAAAGTGCCAAGACCGCCGAAAATTCGCTGGACATTCAAAGCATGACCATTGACGAAGTGCTGGAAGCGGTCAAGGAGGGTAAGATTTCTGTTGACGAGGCGTTGTCCCAAGAAAAAGCAGGCAAGAAACGTTCGACACTGATCGACAAGCTCGAATCCTTGAAAGAAGCGTGATGACACATGCCATTATTTGAAAGACCGGTGACGGAAGTCGTGACTCCGCAGGACGTTCGGGATTTGACGGGCGTTTCTGCGGAGTATTTCCGTTTCCCGAATGCGACTGATCCCGAAGCGGCACTGGATGGTTTGTTGTCGACATGGATTGAGCGGATCGCGTCGCATATTCACGCGAGATTGAAACGAACCGTTCTTGAAACGGATGACGACTACTTGGCGATTCAAGACGTTTTAGTGCGGACGGTCGCCAAAGTGGTAGCGGTCGCCCAACAGCAACGGTCTAGCCCGATTATTCAAATTGACGATTTTGCCGTCTCCATTTTGAACACATCGGACGTCACCAAGGATTTAGGAACAGAATTGCGGCCGTTTATGAAGCGAAGCGTTGACGTTTTCCTTTCATCAGATGACTATATAGAGGCGTGATAGATATGTTTGACGCTGAAATCAGCATGGACGACTTGAGGCGGTTGATTCCGCGCATGAGAGCGGCGCTAAACCGAGCAACAGAATTGACCGCGCTTGAAGTGTGGGGCAATTTGATGGAGTTTTCGCCGCAAGACCATGGGCGCTTGGCCGGATCATGGAAATTGCAAAAGCGAAGCGCGCGGTTCTACACAGTCGGCACGAACGTGGAATATGCGCTTGTGCAAAACTATGGTTCTGGACCATATGAAATCTATCCGCGGCGAGCGAAAGCGTTGCGATTTGAGGTAAACGGTGAAGTGGTCTTTGCCAAAAAGGTCAAACACCCGGGAATTAAGCCGAAACGCTTTATTGAGCGTTCTATCGCCGCAGCCGAACGGCGAATTGACGATTTCGTTGAACAGGCGTTGAGGGAAGTGAAACTGATATGATTCAAAACAAGCCTCTCAAGGACATTCACAGGGAGATTCGGGCGAGGGTTCGGGAAGTATTGGAACAGGCGCCGGAACTCGCTGAAATCAAACGGATTGTCTACGGGGAAAAGGTGAGAGTCGGGACGTTGCAAACGCCTGCTATTTGGATTGTGCCAGAGCCGTACGCCCCGAACTTGCTTGGCGGCCACACAGCCGATCATGATATACGATTCAACTTTGTCGTTCTCGTCAAAGCAAATGACCCCGAACAAGCGCTTGAGAAAGCGCATGACTTGGCGTTGACGGTCTATGACGTACTAATGCAAGACCGAACGCTAGGGGGCACTGTATCGGATGTTCGCCCAACACAAATCGATCCTGCCTACGAAATGGGCAATAACACGCAGGTCTGTTGGTCTGCGGTTCAATTTGACTTTCGAGTGAAACGGAGGGAATAGCATGGCGAAAGTGCCAAAACACATCGGAAAAGGCGAAGGCGGCGCCGGTGTTGCTCAACTGCCGGCAATTTTTTATGACTTGATCGATGACCTGAACGAACTGCGAAACAAGCAAATCGCCTTGTTGCAAAAACTTGACGCGGATGCCGGAACGGCGGATACGGACTATGCCGCCACCCTAACGCCTGCTCCGCTCAAGACCGTTAAAGAGTGAGGTGATGACACATGGCGATTACGCGCTATTTAATGATCGGCGAGGAAACGGAATTCGGGGTGGAAGCGGCGCAATATGCGGAAACGCTCGACCCCGAAAGTGTTTCCATTGAGCCGGCCGAGGATGACAAGCTGATTTACGAGGGCATTTCCGGCTTGGATCGTGTGGCGCAATTGGGTGTGTATTCAACGGGCGGAGCGATCACACTGCCGCTTGACGATAAGGCAACGGGTTGGTTTTGGAAATGGGCGCTAGGCGGCTATGAAGTGACAGGCGACGCCACGACAGGCTATACGCACACGTTCTACCCTGCCCGAAGTGCGCTGATGCCTTCGTTTTCGGCGAAAGTCGGCAAGGACATTATGGAGCATGTGTTCCTTGGCAACGTGATTGAGTCGCTCGAATTGGAGATTGAGAACGAGTGGGCGCTGCTAACGGTCAACACGTTGGGCGCGTCAGACAAACGCGCGCCGCTCGCCACTAACGTGCAATTTACGGAGGGGAACGTCTTTACCGCTCCAATGGCGGCGCTTGAAAAGAATGGTACGGATATGAGTGCGTCAGTCAACAGCTTAACGTTGACCGTGGAAACCGGCGCAGACATCGAGAGCGCCCAAGGATTCGGATCGCGTTTTCCGAAAAAGGCGTTTATGGGTTCGATGGTCGTCACGTTGGAAGTCGCCCTTGGATTTGACAGCGATCAAGAGCTGATTGCCTTTTGGGGCGGCGCGGACGGCCCAAGCGTCGACACGTTGCAAGAATTCAGCTACACGTTGCATCTAGGGAGCAACTTGGACATCATTTTCCCGCGGCTGATTTATACGGCATCGAGCCAACCGGTTGAGGGAAGGGAAGGCATTGTGCAGACGGTGACGGCACGAGCCTTGTTCGACCAAGCGACAGGAACGGGGCCGATTCAAGTGTCGCTGACCAACGACAAGGCGTCATATACAGTCGCATGAGGATAGGCAAAACGCTTATCCTCATCTGCTTTTTCGAGGAACGAAAACAAACGGAAATCGGAGGGAAAATGAATGGCTAAAAAATTGACTGCCGGTGTATTGAACGGAACGGCCTACCAAGAAACGATGACGGTGACGTGGAACGGCGAAGAATTTGAAGTGGACATCCGACCGCTGAACAATAAAGAAGCACTGGAAGTCGAAGAACTCATGCAAGAAGGCGTGGCAGTGAAAGGAACGCCGACACTAAAAGGCAAAATGACGCAAACGCTTCAGTTCGACACGAAAGCCAACTTGCGCGGCCGGAAACGGGCGGCGATTAAGGCTGTGGCATACGGAACGGTTGATCCGATGATTACAGAACAGGTTGTGGAAAACGAATTTCCGCCGAAGTTGGTGGATGAGATCGCCGCTCGAATTTATGAGCTGACGGGCATTGGCAACAAACAACAAGTTCAAGAAGCGGTAGAGAATGACGAAGATTCCTTTCCTCAATCGTGAGGGAAGGAATTTTTATTTTCTCGTGAAAGAGTGCGGCATTTCGCCGCTTGACATTCCCTACATGACGCCTTTGCAGGTTGAATTGTTGATCGCGCACCATAACAAAAATCAAAAAGAGCGCCAAAAAGAAGCGGAGAAACTGCGAAGAAGACTCCCTTCGCGGGCGCGTTTGGTACGAAAGGGGAGATAACGCATGGCGGAACAAGTCGTTCAAATTGCGATTTCCGGCGTGGATGAAGTGTCCGGCATTTTGAATCGCGTCACCCGAAACGCGGAAAAGGCATTCCAATCCGTTGAAAGCGCCATTGAATCGATGCCGGATTTGGATATTCAAGCCGACATGTCTCCGATCATCCGACTCGAAGGGGCGATTCAAGAACTGACACAAGCCATCCGGTCCATGCCCTCCCCGAAAGTGGATACGTCCCAAGCGAGGGGCGAGCTCAAGAAATTGCAAGATGAAGCAGAGAATACCCAAAAATCGCTGAAAGACATTAATTTCGAGCCTGTCCTGTCCGGTATGGCGACGGGCGCAGGCATTTCAGCGATTGTCGGGCAAGCGTTAGAGAGCGTAAACACGGAAACGAAAATCCGTGTCTCGTTCGATGTTCCGCCAGAGTCCATTCAAACGGTAAAAGAAGCGACAAACACGGTCAAAGCGTACGGCATTGACGCGGAAAGCGCCCTAGAAGGCGTGCGCCGCCAATTCGCACTAAACGCGGATGCGAGCGATGCCGCAAACCGAAAGATTGTCGAGGGAGCCGGAGCGATCGCCGCCGCGTATTCGGGAATCGACTTTACGGAGCTTATTCAAGAAGTGAACGAGATTGGCAGCGAACTTGAAATGTCAGATCAGCAAGCGCTTGAACTCGTTAACTCCTTGCTACGTGTTGGATTTCCTCCTGAACAACTCGACATCATTTCCGAGTACGGTCAACAGTTGCAACGAGCCGGCTTTGACGCCAAAGAAATTCAAGCGATTTTCGCGGCGGGCGTTGAGACCGGAACTTGGAACATAGATAACCTCTTGGATGGCCTCAAGGAGGGGCGTATCCGATTGGCTGAATTTGGCCAGGGGGTTGACGACTCAACGAAGGCACTGTTGCAGGGAACAGGCATTTCAGCCAAGCAGTTACAAGCGTGGGGACAGGCTGTTGCGGCCGGCGGTGATAAAGGAAAGCAGGCTATGCAACAGGTTGCCAAAGCATTGATGGGTGTGAAGGACGAAACGAAACGGAATGCCTTGGGAGTGGCAATTTTTGGAACGATGTGGGAAGACCAAGGCGACAACATTGCAGAAACGCTCCTGAACATGAACAAACACTTGGATGATGCGAGCAAGAATCAAGACTTGTTCAATCAAACAGTGCAACAAATGAATGCCGACCCGATGGTGCAAATGCAAAAGGCGTTTAACAATTTAAACACGGCTCTAGCTCCGGTGTATCGAGGGGTTGCCGATGTGGTCAGCAAAGTAGCGGAGTGGATTTCTGAAAACCCGAAATTGGCGGCAACCATCGCGGCGATTGTCACGGTGATTGGCATTATCACCGGATTATTTTTGACGCTTGCCCCGATTGTATCTACCATCGCTACGGCGATGGGCGTGCTTGGCGTCAGTTTTGGGGCGATTGCGACGCCGGTGTTGATTGTCATAGGGGTAATAGGAGCACTCATCGCCATCATCATCTTGCTATGGAAGAACTGGGATTCCGTCAGCAAGTTTCTGTCGAACTCGTGGAACGCAATCAAAAACGTGGCGCAAACCGTGTTCAGCGCGCTTGGTGCGTTCTTCGTGAGTGTATGGGAAGGCATCAAGAGCGTGTCCATCACGGTTTGGAACGCCATCAAATCAGCCTTGTCAACGGCGTGGAACACCATCAAAACGGTTGCTTCTACCGTTTTTGAGGCAATCAAAACAGCGATTTCGAATATTTGGAACGCGATCAAAAACGTGACCTCGACCGTATGGAACGCCATCAAGTCGGCGTTAACGGCAACATGGAACGGAATCAAATCCGCCGTCTCGGCGGTCTTTAACGCGATCCAAACCGTGATTTCGACCGTGTGGAACGCCATTCGCACCGTGACGACAACGGTCTGGAACGCCATCCGTTCGGCTTTGACTACTGCATGGAACGCGATTAAGTCTGCGGTTTCTTCTGTTTTCAACGCGATTCGGAACGTGATTTCAACCGTATGGAATGCCATCCGTTCTGTCACATCGAGTGTATGGAATGGCGTCAAAAGCGCAATCAGTTCTGTTATCAACGGCATCCGTTCGGGCATTTCAAGCACGTTCAACAGTATTCGCAGTATCATTTCGAGCGTATGGAACGGAGTGAAAAGCGCAACATCCAGCGCATGGAACAGCGTGGTGAGCTCGGTTCGTGGAGCGGTGAACAAAGTCATCGATTTTATCAATCGCATGATTAACTCGATCAACAGCGTGCGAATCCCGATCCCGAAGATTCCTGATTGGGTGCCTGGGATTGGCGGACGCGGTGGAGGTTCGATTGGGTTCAACATTCCAAACATTCCGCGGTTGGCAACAGGCGGTGTGGTTGACCGGCCAACGCTTGCCATTGTCGGGGACGCGGGGGCAGGAAACCCCGAAATTGTCGCGCCGCAACGAATGTTACGAAGCATTATTCGAGAGGAATTGCAAAACAGCGGAAAACAAGGAACGGAGAGAATTGAAATTGTCGTTCCTGTCGTGATGGACGGCCGAGAAATTATGCGAGTCGTCACGCCTTATATCGACCGTGAACTCGGTCAACGGCGCATCGGAAAAATGAGGGCAAACGGCATAGGAGGGAGCGTCTTGTGATTACGTATGACGGGTTTGACCTTTCACCATATCTACTCGTTCGGGACATTGGACGCCCCTTAATGCCGCCGCAAGAAATCGCATCCATGTCTATCGCCGGAAGGCATGGCGCGTATTTCTTGGAGAAGCGGCATCAGTCGGTTGTCATTCCTGTCGAGGTGGTCATCTTTGAGCATCTCGACATGTCATATTTTGAACTGAAACGCTTCTTGGCCGGAAAGCTGAACAAGAGCGAGCCAAAGCCGCTCATCTTTGAAGACGAGCCGGACAAGTACATTAACGCCATCATTCAGGATCAAACAGAAATTGACGATTTGATCCGCGCCGGACAAGGAACGTTGAACTTCTTTTGTCCCGATCCGTTCTACTACGCGATTGAGGACGAAGTGTTCGAGTTCAGCGGAACGGGCGTGTACGTCGTGAATCGCCAAAAAGGAAACGAGTATTCAGAACCGCTGATTGAAATACAAGGGACGAATAGCGGCGGCGCAATTGGCGTCCGTACGCCGTTCACGTCCGTCCGTTTTTCGGGAACGTTGCAACAGGGCGAAACGCTTGTACTGGATAGCCAGCTTGTCACAGCCTACATTGTCGACGGATACGGAAACAAGCGGTCAGCGAATCAGCATTTAGACTCGATGGATTTTCCGTTTTTGGACATAGAGGAAAACGAGGTTGAGTTTTTCACAGAAGGAAACGCGACCATTCTGAAAGCGACCGTCTACGCTCGAAGCCGATGGATTTAGAAAAGAGGTGAAACCATGGCGCAAACTCCATATCGAGACCTAACAAGCCAAGATATTTTGGCCGCTCACATTTCAGGCTTGCAACACGACATCAACAAAATGCAGGCGGTTTTGGAAATGCAGACAGCCCAAGAGACGGGGCACGTATTGACACCCGTGGCGGATCAAGATGACCCGACCATTCGCTATCGAATTTACGAGGGAACGATACGAAATTGGCTCGACAACCCTGCGCCTGTCATCTATCGAAACGGCGTGCAAGTCGATCCAAGCGAATACGAAATCAGTCCGGCGCATGGCGTTGTCGTTTTTCACAATCAACAGAATTTAAACGATACCATCGCGGCAGACTTCACGTACATTACAAACGTTTCAGCATGGCGGCAAAGCGTCGAGGGAAGCATTGGAAGCATTCCTTCGTTGCAACAGGCTGTGGATCAACATTCGCTGCTACTAGCCAACAATCCAGCGGGAGTAGAACCGTTTTATCCTTTGTCGGGCACGTATGTCACCCATTTTCGGCGTGACTACAATCCAATTAATGCTGATGGAACGCCCAACACGAACAGCCACGTGCCCGCGTTTCGGATACTAGTCTACGGCAACACGATTGACGCTTTCCCGTTTCCGTTGCCGAACAAAACCCGATTCAACAAGGCGGCAATGAAACTGAATTCAGCCAGCACGAACGTATCATTGCGGATTGGCATTTATCGCGACAACGGCTTGCGACCGAGCGAATTGCTGTTCCAAAGCCCTGTCATTACCATTCCAGCGGCCGGGGGATGGGGGATGGTCGACATTGATTTGGAATTAGAAGCAGGCTTCTATTGGATTGCAAGACATGACGGAGCGACAGCGTACTACGACGGACTGAACCAAGTCAGCGCCATTCCGATTGTGAAATTCGATGCTCAAACATTCTTGCAAGATTTATCCCCGCGCCCGAACCCTCATACGGTTTACGGCGGCTATCGGGCGACGAACATTCCTTTTGGCGATATGCCAGCGACGTTTCCGACAAGTGGAGCGTTGTTTCAACGAAGTTCCTATTGCTCGCCTTGGCTAGTCGTGGCGTGAGGTGACGCCTATGCTGAAATACAATCAGTTGAGAGTCGGGCGGTATAACCTGCTTGGCAAGATTCGATACAACAGCCAATCGCCACAACGACAACAGCCCTTGTATAGCCGACTGTCTAACGCCTTGCTTGTCGTGTATGACCAAGAGGGGAAGCGACTTGGCGTATTGGAAAACGCCGATGATCCGATTTTAGAACAAGAGATTGGCAGTGTGGATACACTGACGTTTTCCCTTCCATACAACGATCCAAAACGGGAGTACATTCAAAACGAAAACATCATCGAAGTCGTAAATCAGCGATATTTCGTTCGCGATGTTTCAAAAGTGAGAGCCGGAGGGCGGCTTGAACTCGTTGTGTATTGCGAAGCAACGTGGTACGACTTGCAATATACCGAGCCGATGAAAGTGTGGAGTTGGCAGGACGCGACGCCGGAACAAATCATGGCGGATATTCTGGACGGGACGGGGTGGTCAGTCGGGCGTGTGGAAGTGACAGAGCGCCGAAACCTTCAGCTAGAGGAAGGATTGACGAACCGTCTAAAAGCCTTGAGAGAGCTTCCTAACGTCTTTACGGGCGAGTTGTGGTTCAACACAAGCAACAATACAGTCGATTTCTTGCGGCCGGAAGGAAGAGATTCCGGAGCGTCTATCGTCTATCGGAAAAACATGAAGGAAATCGAAGTGAACTACAGTACGAAAAATCTTGTCACAAAGCTGTACTTGTACGGAAAGAACAATATGACGATTGAAGACGCTCATCCAGAAGGATTGCCCTATATTGAAAACTATCAATATACGACCAAGAGGAAAGTGCTTGTGGCAAAAGACGAGCGTTTCACCAACCCGTTCCACCTTTACGAGCGCGGTTTGTATGCCTTGAGCATCTTGTCGCGTCCGACTGCTTCATACGTGATGAAAGTCGCCGACTTGTCGAGACTGTCGGGGTTAAGCCATGAACAATTCGCCCTTGGCGATAACGTGTTTGTGTACGACAAAGAATTGGGCATCAATGAGAAAAAGCGCATTGTTCGTTGGAAGTACAACATCAAAAAGCCGTGGGAATCGGAAGTGGAGCTTGAACGTCCACAACCGACGCTGTCCGACTTGCTGACAGGTGTTCAAGAAGCGGCGCCTGCTTTGGAATCCGAGGACACGGTAGACCGACAAGATTTGCTGAACTTGAGTGTCTTTAACTACCTTATGAATTCCCGCGCTGATGATGGATTCAACTATTGGACAAACAACGGATGGGAGATTGATCCGGTCAACGGATACAGCGGCAACGCTTCGTTCAAGGCGACGGCCGAAGAAGGGAAAACCAAGACGCTCAAGCAAATCGTCTACCCGTCCCATCGCGATTCGTATTCCATCAGCATGCGGGTAGCGGCGGAAAATTTGCAAGTCGGGAGCGGGCGCGTCGGTGTTTACATTCGCATCAAGTACGCGGACGGAACAGAAGACGAGCCAATTTGGCTGTCACTGGCCGGAGGTGGGGCGACATGATGTTTCAACTTGTCAATCAAGTTATCGAAGTAAAAAACCCCGATCGAGGCGTTTCTGCGATTGAAATTGAGTTTGTCATGGAAAATTGCCAATCAGGGCAAGTCAACGTCACTGACATCATGCTACAAAGCGGTTCGATCGCGACCTTATGGAAAGGGCATCCGTCAGAAACACGTTGGTCATTAGACGGGTGATCGTATGAATAAAAACGATTGGACGCGATTTCTTGCCACGCTGACGAAATTCAATCGCAAAAAAGTGGATCATATCGAATTTGAGCTAGTCGCTGAAAACCTGCGGCGCGGGGCAATCCGCATCACTGATTTGCAATTGCAAGAAGGCGAGCAGGTGACCGCTGCGATCCCGAACACGGCGGAATGGTTTCAACCGGCATATGGAACGCTGGACGAAACCTCAACAGGTGTCGGTGGAGATGTCTATTTAGGGGATCAGCCGAGAGTGTTCGAGAATGTGAAAAACCGCTTCTACAACATTGTCGGGCGAGGACACGAAGCGATTGTTATTCCGAACGTCTATGAGACGGATTTCTCGAATGTGCTGACGACGACCGTCTTGGACATCACGCTATATGCAAAAAACGACTTCGATTTGTTGCGGATTTCCACCAACTATGGCGGATATGTCGACGAATACGAAAGGGTATATCCCGATGAGCCGGAACATCCCTTAAACAAGCGATACAGCCGCGAGTTTTTCTTTGAAGGCGGTGCGGCCGGAAGCGAGATTCGGCTATGGGGATCAAAGAACGAGGCAACCATCAACGGCGTTCCGGCCAATCGAGCGAGCCGGACGCTGAATGTCGGCGGGGGAACGCTGAAGATTAAACGGCAACTGTTCATGGGATTGCCCTATGGCTCAAATCGCATCCGCATCGAATTTTACAAACTTGTCAACGGAAAAATGCGAGATACAGGCATTGGTTTTTGGGGAATTGTCGAACTCATTCAATGGCAGGAAGGGAAGTCCAAGCCATGATAAAGCTGTTATCTTGGTCGCTAAATGAGCCGTCAAATACTGAATTTGAGCAGTATGCGAGAGAAGTCTCGACAGGCGTGTGGGAGATTATTGATCCCAACGCATGGAAACGATGGGGCGGCGATCAAAGGAACTTTTGGTATGCGTTTATAGAACATCACGACAAAATCTACGCTTTTGGCCTTCACGATTTCGGCGTGTTGGCCGACGGCTCCATTTATCATTACAAGGCCGGCGAATCGTATCCTGTCTTGACCGATGACGAGAACGGCATTCGCTATTGGATGAGAGATTCGTTGCGATTTTTGGTGGATCACTACCCGAATGTGAAATGGTCGCTTCAAATGGTTTGTTTCGGCGAGAGCCGAGTTGAACCGATGCTTGACAACGTAAATAACGCACAAGATACGTTCATTCGCCAGTTGCGGAAAATCGCCGAACTTTACATGAATCGTTTCCCGAACCGTATCAAAGGGATTGAAATGGACTTTGAAAAAAGCTCATCAAGAAGTCGAGCATATCAAGAGGCGGAGAAATACCGCGATTTGCTTGTGAGGGTGAAAAACGAGGTTTGCCTTCCGTTAGGGCTGGAATTGCGCGTGAACCTGCATGCGATGACGGGCGACTTTGAACCGTATTGGTATCAATGGACGGACTATCGAACCGTTGCCAGCGGCATAGACAAGAACGGAAATCAAGCCATCGACGAGTTTCAAATCATGTCATATGACTTTTCGCACAACAATTCAGCGCCCGGTCCATCCACGCCGTTGTGGTGGCTTGAGCAAGTCCTCGATCATGTTCAAAACGTGTTGCCGACGAATAGGGTGTATGTCGGAACAGCCGCCTATGGACGCCGTTGGCCGCTGAATGAGAAGCGTTCGGGAAATGCGGTTCGATATTGGCAACTCTTGCAGTGGCAAAACGGGCTGTTTAAGCACAACGCCGGTCGCACGAACGAGAATGGCGAGTTTATTTGGTATAATCAATCGTTCATTCCGTATGCCGGATTCCATGATGAGGAATCATCGTATGAAAAGACATACTTGCATGTGTACGACCGATTTGCGGTGCAATTCGCGACGTTAAAGACGTTTAACGATCAGACTGTGATTTTCCGCGACACGTACAACGGACAGGACTACATCACAAGCTATTCGAAGCATCAACGCGCGAAGTTTACGGGCATCAAGAAAATATTGAACGACATAACAAGCCGGACGGGGAACACGCGAACAGGCACGACTTGGACGCCGCGTGATACACTGTCCGGCTACACGTTTTACGGCTATTCGGCGCATTCAGCGGTGTACAACTACAACAAAGATTTGAACACCTGTGAACCGGCAGAGGGAAACGAAGGACAGGACGGGCGGCTATACTACTCGTTCACCCTGCCCGAAGCAGGAAGCTATCGGCTGATTGCCGCCGTCTATTTCCCGTATCTAAACCCACGAATCCCGATCAGCGTAAACGGGCAGAGTTTTGTTATTGGAGAAAAGGGCAATCAGCCCGAATGGTATCCGTTCTATGTCAATCCCGACCGTCACTTTTACGATTGCGGCATCTTTTCGTTCGGCACGTCGAACACGATTGAGGTAGGGATATGCGAGGATGACGCGCAAATTCTAGGGTTTATCGTTTGCGAGGCGTTTGAGCATGGTATGTCGGGAGGAGAAGTCGAATACCGTGTCAATTTGCAGCCAGCGTGGAAACGAGGGGAAGTAACAAACGGGATCGTTTCAAAAGTGCAAGCCGCCTTTCCGGCGAACATGACCATTACGGGCGAACTGTTGCGACGCCCTCCACGTCCGGCCATCATCTGGGAAGACCTGTTCGGCCCACACGTCCGAAGCGGCATTACGGATTTGGCGAAAACGAAATACTATCTGCACGTCGATCCGAATTACGTTCCGCCGGGTGCTACACCCGATCCCGATTTGAAACGATGTGTTGGCGCTCCAGTGAGCAGGGGATACTCATTTGGATCATGGCGTCCGTATGCGGCGACAAGTAGCGATGAAGCGCACGTATTCGCCGATACAAGGGCGCAATCGATGCAGTTGATCGTTAACCGTCAATATGAAATGAACGCCCATATTGAGGCGGATTTGCGCGCTGACGCAGGCGATACGAATGCTGTATATGGTATTCGCTTTTGCGCCGATCAAGCCGGACAAATCGGGCGAGGATATGCGTTTGTTGCCGACCATCGAGCCGGACGGTTCTATCTGAAATACGAGAGCGGCGGAAGTTCGCAAGTGCTAGCGTCCGCGCCTCTCACGTTGACACTCGGACAACGCTACACATTCAAAGTTCGGGTGTACGGCAATCACATCAAGTGTATAGTCGGTAGTACGGAAGTAATCGACTATCCAAGCACACAAACGTTTCCGGCGCCGCCCAATAAGGGCGCTCACGGCATCTATGCGAGCGGTTGCCGGATCAAGTGCTACCGCCTGCAAATCGCTACGAATGACCGCTACGAGCCGATGGAGAAGGTGGCGGCGATTGTGGACGGCGTGGAACATATTGCGCTCGAAGAAACGCGACCGTACAGCTATGACGAGCTAGGGTATCTTGTGTATTCAGGCTTTGATCCCGATGAGGGGCTGGACATTAAGATTTCCAACGACTATGAAAATCTCCCGATTGTAACTGTGCCTTCTTGGCAAGGAGAGAAAACAATCCGTCTTCGCATGGTCGATGCCGGTGTTTGGCTGCGAAACTTCTACATCGGCGATTCGGAAGGCTATTCAATTGCGTGGAACGGCGACCTTGAAAGTTTCATCAAAGCCGCCGAATACACCATGCGATACGGCTGTAAAGGCGTGGCGATGTGGACAATCGGGCAAGAAGACCCGCGGATATTCACGTATATCCCATGAAAGGGGGTGAAGCCATGGGGATTTCTCCACATGACGGGAACGGGGTGACGATTACGCTTCGAGAGATTTACGATTCGCTGAACGGAGTGTCGTCTTCATTGGATCGATTAGAACAAAGAATCATTCGCTTGGAGGAAAAAACGTCCGTGGCCAGTGAAGCCGATGAGCGGAGCCGGAACGCCTTGAAAAAGGCGGAAGAGGCGTTTCAAAAGGCAAGCGAAGCGCTTGTTCTGATTCAAGAGAAAGAGGCCGAGAAAAAAGAGTTCAAGAAAATGTGGTTTAGCGCGATCCTAACAGCCATTACGCCTTGGCTGTTAGGTTTTTTATTCGCGCTTATTTATCTTGTCCAGAAAGGGGGTGAATTGTGATGAAGGATTGGAAAAAAATCATCGGGTATTTCATCCCGATCATCGCGCTTGTGATTGCGAACATCGTCAAAGTCGATGATCCATCTCAAATCGAGGGAGCGCTTGAAATCATTGTATCTGGCGTTTTTGGTTTGTTGGCGGCGATTGGCGTCTACAAGAACAACGACAAAAGTCAAAACAAATGAAAGGGTGATTGTAATATGCCTTGCAGTGACATCATGATGCCACACGTTGTCTGTACAGATGCCAGCTATTATACAGAAAATGCCACTTCTATTGATGTAACCGCCTATTACCAAGGAGGAGGAATCGAAGACCCGAACAGTGATGGATTCATCGCGCCGACTTGGGATTATGTGATGGCACTAGAAATCTATGACGGTTATTGGAAGGCTGTCGAGTTGCAAACAGGATATTATAGGCATCAAACCCCGGTCAAAAAATTTTATTTAGCCGGAAAGAAAGAAGGTAGATACAGGGTCCGTATGTACTATCAAGCCAGGGAAAATGAAAAATATACGGGGTCAGTAACAACGTATTCTTTCATGGTATATCGCTGATTATTAAGGGGAGGGGCGCCCCGAATTGGCGCTCCTTCATTTGAAAGGAATTAAAAAATTGGTTAAAATGGTAACGATCAATAAGGCAAGGGGGAGGATTCGAG